CGGAGGGCTCCGGGCTGTAGCCCTGCTGATCGCACACCGGGCAACCGTTGGCGCGCGCCACCTCAGCGAGCAGCCCGGCACAATCGAGTGCCTCACCGGGCACGCGGCCCTGATGGCGAAACGGCGTGGCGAGGCAGCGGCGGGCGGCGCTGATCAGGTCGTCGGAGGTCATTTCTGACCCCACTGCCCGTAGGTGCTGCCGGTAGGAACCCACGGAAATCCGCCGAAATTTACAATATTATTGAAAACCCCTGAATTCCCCTCGCGCGCCTCGCAATCCTGCCGGCGTTTGCGACAGCCGCGCTGCATCGTGTAGCTGTCGCCGACCTGCGGCAAATAGTAAAACGATTCGAACGTCTCGATCACCCCGCCGGCCGAAAAACTCCGGATTTCCAGCGCTTTCAGGCCTGCATTCGGCCCCGAGGTGAACCGAATGGTGCCAGCAGCGAACGTGTCTGACGCTTCGCCGCGCGCCGTGTCGGTGAACAGCGCGGCACTGCTCACACTGGTCAGGCTGCCGGTCACGGTATTAGGCGCGGCCGGCACCAGGCATCCGCCGAAGCCCTGCGACAGGAACACCTTCGGGCACTGCGCGGTGAATTGGTCATTGCGCGCCGTGTTGAGGGCGTCGATCAGCGACAGGCCGTCGATCGTGTAGCGGTCGTCCTCCAGACGCGCCTTGCCGAATATCCCGCGCACGATCGGCTCCTCGTCCTCGATAGGAGCGGACCACGAGGTGGCGAAAATGCTGACCACCGCGCCGTCGAACAGGCCGGCGGCGATCTGCGCGCGGCTGATGCCGGCAACGCCGGAAATCCCCTGCAGATCGAGGCTGCCGGGGGCGAATCCGGCGGTTGCCGAGTAGCCGGTGAATTCGTACCCAGACGTTGACAGGTACGTGTGGCCGCTCATCGTGAGATCGCGCGGGTGATCGGTGAGGTAGATCGTAGCCCCGATCACTGGCATGATGCGCAGGCACAGTACACGCAGCTCAGCATCGGTGACGACGGATTTCATGGCGCGAGCAGCTCGATGATGTCGATCGATCCGCAGTCACGGACATCGCGCGAGAGTGATGACACGACCATCGCCGAGTCGAAACGGGCCGGGATGTCGAATTCAAATCCAGCGGTAATCGTGTCGCCAACCAACGGCGCTGGAGAGATCGTGAGGCGCCCGGTTGTGGTGTCCACGCTTAACCCGGAGCTGATGGACACGCCATTTTTTGCGGCAATCACGGTTCCGGAAACCGGTTTGTAGACGATCCTCGCCGGGCGTCCGATGCCCAGCGGCGAGCCGCCAGCGCCGTATTCCTTGCGCAACTGGTAGAGGCCGGCGGAGAGGCGCGTCGCCGTCTGGTCGAGATTGGTGATTGCCCCGCGGCCGCTGGCACTGCTGTTGTAGTCGTCGACGTCGCGCACCCGGAATCCGGCGAATCTTCCATAGGCACGATGGTAAAGTGCCAGCACCCTGGCGGCGAGATCATCGCGCAGGAGGGTGAAGTTGAGCGTCCAGCGACGTAGAGGATA